CTTCTGCTAATGGGTATTTAATCTTTTCTAATATACCCAAACCATCTACTGCGTTAAATGATAATTCCTTTCTACCTGTTGTAAATCCAAATTGTACGCTATCACTTAATGCCCATCCTTGCCACTCTAAAGTTTCATCATAGTAAAGTTTACATAAATACTTTCTATCGTTTAATGTTGTTAAGTTTGGCATATTATTTATGTCATCCGTAACATCTATTCCAATACTTAATTGACTTGCATAAATAGGTTCAAAAATATCATCGCTTCTTGGGATATATTGCAACTGAATTGTAGTTGCTGGATATTCAATCACACTTCCAGCATAATCATCTTCTAATAAATACAATTCCGTAATGCTGCCACTTTTGGAAGCCATTGTTATTTTATATTTATTTGCGTATGCCATTATATTCCCCTTCTTAAATTAAGTGAATGATTAGACCTTTGTAATGCTAAAACTAAATCATTTCCTTTTAATACAAATGAACCTCCACCTGCCATTCCACCACCACTCATTGCACCTGCATTAAATGAAGTATTCAAAAATCCACTTAATTTACTTAATGGGATAATAGCTTCAGGACCAGCTTCACCAACCATTCCAATATGTGGTTTATTAACAATACCGCCTTGAGCATATTTAGGTATCATTAATATTCTACCAGCAGAACCAGCAACATTAGAAGCAGCAACTGCAACTTCACTACCACCACCTGTCAAAGCAGCCATAATTGCTCTAAATATCAATGTTTGAATTACCATTGCAACTAATTGTTCGGTAATTTTTCCTAACATATCTAAAAATGCCTTACCAAAACTATCGCCTTTTTGCATTGCATCATAAACACCTTGTAACGCATTTACTACATTTCCTGAAAGTTGTTTAGCAAAAGATTCGTATGATTTATTAAGTTCATCAATTCTATCACTTTCCATCTTAAAACCCTTCATTCTACCTGATGCATCCCTTGTTAAGAAATCACCTAAACTATTATCTTTACCTGTAACTCTTTTTCTTTCCTCACCCATTTTTCTTTTCCTATCAGCACTTTCTCCTTTATCACCATAGGTAAGAATTAACGCATTATCAAACCCTTTATCTTTAAATATTTTTTTGTATTTCTCAATATCCATTAATTGTTGAGACAATTCATATTTAAGTGAAGCAGAAAACTCTTTTAAAGCATCTATTGTTTTGTCTCCACCTTTTTTTACATTATCAGCAGTTGGGGTTAACGTAATTGTTTTTAATTGTTCTAATGTATTTAATTCAAGATTTGCAATTTTATTTTTTATTACATCTCCTAATACATTGTATTTTTTATTTATTAAATCTTTTTGATAATCAACACTCCTTATATGAGAATGTCCTTTTTCAATCATTTCCTTTGGACCTGTAACTAATGCTAAAGCATCATTTCGTTTTTTATTATTACGAAATTGGTCATCATATAATTTAGTTAATTGCTCAAGATTATTCTTTTCTTTAGCAATCGCATCTCCTTGCATTGCTGCCTGATTAACTAAAGTTTGATAATATGCTTTATTTTCACCTAAATTTGCAGCTTTTATTGCTTCACTATTACTGTATAATTTTTTTAATTCTTTTAATGCTTCTTCTTGTTGTGTTTTATTTCCACCAACAATAAGTTCAGTTAATAAAATACCTTTAGTTCTTTTAGCTTGTTCGCCACCAATTAACTTATATAAATTATCTGCTACCTCTTTAAGTTTTTTATTAAACTCCTCAAGTTCGGCAGTTGGTCCTTTAAAAAATGCAATTATATCTTTACTAAATGTAACCGCTAATGAAGATACTATACCAATTGCAACTCCAACCCCTGCTGGACCTGCTAATCCTGCAACCATTGCTTGTAAAGCCTTTTTAGTTCCACCTTCGGTTTTAGCTAATCGTTGGAACGATTCAACCATAGGATTTAAGTTATTCGCAACACCCATAATTCCATAAGGAGCATCTTGAGCAATCCTTGAGAAGTTTATAAGTGATTGTGAAGCATCCCCCATTGATTTACCTGATTGACCAAGTCTATCGTTTAAATGAGCAATCTTACCGCTAGTGTTAGCAATATTTTCATTTAATGTTTTAATTGTACCTACATCAGTTGTCTTTTTTAAGGTATTTTGAAATTGCCTTAATTCATTTTGTGCTTTTATTAATTCAGCCTCTAATGTAGATACATCCGCATCAATACTTATAAAAAACTTATCAAAAGACTCTGCCATAATATTTTAATTTACTCCGTATAACTTTAATGTCCTTGCCAATTGGTCGCTTGTTAACATTACCTTTTCTTCTTCAACTTCCAAATCATCTATCGCAGGTATATGCCAAAAAGCCTTTATACTTTTGGGTGATTTTTCAGTAGTGTTACTTAAATATACAATATAGGCAAGGTTTCTAGTCCTTGCCCATTCGTTTAACTCTTGTTTTTCCTTACCCATTACGATAATAGAAAAGTCTTTCCAAGTCATTTCCCAAAACTCATTGGGTCTTATATTGCATTCAGCAGCCTTAACTAAAATATCATCCCACCCTAACTTTATTAGACTTTTTTTTTTCTTCTTTAGGTGTTCCTTGTACTGTTGTAACTGTGCTTTCAACAATATACTTTAAGTACAAAAGGACTTGTCCTTCAGGGTTAAAAATACCGCCTATTTCATCAATCCAATTGCAAACATCATCTTCAGTAAATTCAACTTCTTGTTTGTTACTTATACAACCTGATTTATATCCGATGTGTATTATTTTAACAATGTTATCCAAGTCGTATTGATTACCAGCTAAAAAATCAAAGTACTTATCTATTGTAATGTCTTTTGCTTTGCAAAATTCCCTCATTGACCAAGTACCCCATTTTAATTGAATTGTTTTGTTGTTTAGTTTTAATTCAAACATAGGTTTATGCAGTTTCAGTTTGTGTTAATGGTGGCAATGTTACTACGAAAGTTGCAGTAAATTTAACATCATCTTTATCAGCAGCGTTTACTTCAAAATCGCTAATAAATACTTGACCTGAATAAACAATATCACCTGCGGTTGGTGTTGCTTTACCCATCTTCATATTGAAGGCAGTTTTAGCAGCGTGAGCAGCATACAATTGTTGGTAAGAATCCTTACTTGGACTTCCTGTTTCATCAATTGCAAATCCTTCGCCTTTGAATGATTGTGTAAATGAAGGACCAGCTTGATATTGGTCTCCACATTTAGAAGTTGCATCAATAGTGTTTACTGTTGATGTCATTGAGTTTGTTGTAAGACAAGCAACGGCTTTGAATGTTGCGTCATTGTCTATGTCAGCGGTAAGAATATAATCTCTTGCTGATACTTTTGTTTCTGCCATTTTATTTTAATTTTGAGTTATTATTAAATTATAAGTTATTATTGTTCTCCATACATTATCCGAAGGGTTTAAACCATCTAAATTTCTAATTGCACCCACCACCAAACTTGTAGCATAAAACCCATTTGTTAAGGTTATTGCGGTTTCGGAATTGATTGCAGCTAGTATTAAATCGCTTATTGTTTCGGCTCTTTTATATCCAAAGTTACTATTTTTTATTACAATGTCAACATCAATGGTAACTGCATTGGTGTAACTGATTTTACCTTGTTCCTGTGCCGATGCTCTGCCTGTCATAATCACATATTCATTCACTCCGTTATCAGGTGCGTAACCATCGTAAACAGGCAATCCGCTTGAACTTGTCAAGTAAGTATAAAACCACTTCTTTATTTCTATATTAGGATTTAACATTCTTTATTACATTTTGTATGTTCTTTCTCAAAATAGGTATTTCACTTTCAAACGCTGGTATTAGGTAAGGTCTTGGTCGTAGGTTTATTTTTCTTATTCCTTTGCCCTTAAATTGATATGCAAAATCTTCATATCCAGCAGGAACATTAACTGTTCCACCTGTGCCAAATTCTACATAAGGAGCGTATTTTAAAGCACTTCCAACTGTATAAACAATTTTTTTATCTTTAAATACACTTACCAATTGTATTGAACCTAGTAATCTACCTTTATCAGTAGAATTTGCAGCAACTGACTTTTTTGCTTTGCTTTGAATATTTAATGCAGATGCGTTAACTTCATTAGCAACTTCCTTTTCTATTTCAATAGGTAATTTCCCTAATCTTTTAATTAGAGCATCAAGTCCTTCAATCTTAAATGAAACATCATTTGCCATTAGAAATACATTAATATTTCGTAAAATCTAAATTGGTTTTCTACATCCTTCAAAGAATGAATTACATAAGTATCGCCTTCTGCCAATATTTTGTAGTTATTGGTTATTGTAACATCATAACGGACAAATAGCTTTGCAGCCCTTGTATATGTTATTTGTGCATCCATTAACTTTCTGCTTTCATCCATAGGTCTAAAATCCCCAAATACGACCTCTTGTAAGGCATAGGTAGTTGTGTAGCCACCTTGTCCATCAGCGGTGATTGTAGGCACATATAAGCCTATTTCCGAGTACATTGTGTTGGCATCAACATAGTTTGCCTTTTTGCTTCCTATCCTCATAATATTGGGCTTATTCTTGTCCAGCGTTGACACGCTTTCCAAGTCTTTTCACAAATACCTGTATCACTATCCAATCCTCTATTTTCATAATCGTAGCTAACTTGGTCTAAAATCGCAATCTTTAAATCGTTCGGAATGGTTGCGTAACCTACCACATAAGTAGCCTTTAGGTTTTCAAATTGCGGTCTTTGTAATTGTGGGAACTTACCACCAACTAATGTGTAATCAGCAGCAACAATAGTGTCTCCGTTTTGGTCTATTAAAGATGTAAAACTATTCATCGGACCATAAGGCAGCTGGAAGTGTCCATCCCAATTTGTAAACCATACAACCGCAGTTTTAGGTATTAAACTCAATCCTGTACCTACTTCAACCGCTTCCCTTGCTTGTTTAATCATCAAGGAAATTTGGTTATCATCAACATTTGTAGTAACCCTACAATACAATTTTGCCTCTGCTAATGTAACAGGTTCAACAACTGTACCTATGTCGGTCAAAGTAAAATCAATGATAAAATTATTATATGACATACATCTTTTTTACAAATTTACAATAAATATAATAAAAAACCCCCTACTAAATGTAAGGGGTCTTTATTATCTATGTTAGATTAAATTAAACGTTACCCAAATCAGCATAGATTGCTGCGGTTGGTTGCATTAAGTTAATATCTTCATAACACTCAATTCTCGCAGTAACCATATTTTGTTGGAAGTTAGATGCGTTCTCATAAGAGAATTCAATAGCTAATCCTTCAACTTCAATACGCTCTACGAAACTGTTATCCATAATTAAAACCTTGTCATCAGTAACCCAAGATGCAGCAATAATAGGAGTTCCCCATATTGTCATACCACCATTAGGATTAACGATAACTGAACCATTACCAGCATAGTAACCCAAAGTGATTGTTTCTTTCAATAAGCGACCTAATTGTGCAGGGCTTACTAAAGCAACTGAAGATACAAAGTTTGCACTCTTTTGGTTGCCGATGTAATCAACTAATTGCTTTAAATCAACAGTTTCAGCAGTTGTTGTAGAACCTGTTGCAGCAGCAGATACAGTTGCAAAGAAAGCAGAGTTTTCAGCTTTGAAGAAATCTCTAGTCAACATTCTTGGTAAAGTTGTGCTTAAAAAAGGCAAACTTCTAGCCATTTGTTTTGAGAATGTAGAGAAACCAGCGATGTAATCATTAACCACTTTAACCTCGCTTAATGCGTAGTTGTTCTCACCTTTGTTTGAACCTTCAGTTTGAGCAGCAATGTTGTTAGTTGTTGCAGTTTCTTTGTAGAATACATACAAACCACTTTCACTTCTTACTGTTGGAACTAAATCACGGAAATTGATTGCTTGACTAGGTAAAACTGAAGCGTTAATAGCATAAGATGC